CCCAAAGGATAATAGCTGTGATGAATGCGCCGAGGCAGAAAAGTTCGAATATGTCGATGAAGAATTCAGTCATTGTCATGCTCCATTAATAAAAGAGGTCAAGTGCTGTGTCGAGATTTACACCTTCAGGGGTGTGCTCGTAGAGTGTCGCTTGAGGCCGCGATACGCCGTTGCAGTGCAGGTTTATCGTGTGTGTGGGATCGACCTTGGTAGCATAGAGCCAGATGTCCCACTCCAGATGGCCTTGATGTTCGAGCATGGATGTCGCACCTTCCGCGAACATGGTTGCATTGTGGATGTCATTGTTCCGCATTGTCTTGCTCCTTACAGCATTGATTTAAGTTCAGCCTTGCAACGCTTGGCGGTGTCACCGCGATACGTTGCGGCATTGGCGAGGAAGTACCGAACGATTGACCTTGCGTCATCGTACCCATACTGATCGTCGATACTCGACAGTTCCGACATTGCCCGTAGGTATGGCACGGCCCCAAAGTAAGGCTTCGCCCAGTCAGTGCGGATTTCTTTTGCGATTGCGTTAAGCGTTCTCATTGTCGTTCTCCTCAATTGGTTTGATCCATTCTAAAAATAGCGCGGCATCGTAGCAGTCTTTATCGTCAAGAGTGAATTCTTCGTGTCGCATCGTCCAAGTGACCGCAAGGTCATGACTGTGATAGCCCATGCACCCTTCGAAAGTAGTCAGATCGTATTCGGTGCGCGGATCATCGCGGCGAAAGTCGAACCAATCGTTCACCCTTTTAATGAAGTCAGCTTCGTCCCATGCCGTCCAGATTTTTGTTGAGCCGCGATGCGGCACGTCGATGATGATGATGGCGTCAGTGAAAGTTGAGGTGTTTGATAGTTCGTACATTGTCGTGATCCCCTTTTACTTTTGATTTTTCCACATTGCATAATCGCTTGTGCAATAAAAGGCCATGAAGCCCCCGTACACTTTAACGATTGCGACTGCGCTTGGGTAAGCTCGACGAGCGGTTGAATAACTACGGCAGTTGATTGTCTGTCTCATTGTCTTATACTCCGTGGAATTGTGCTTCGAGGGTGTGGATCAGCGGGTCAAGTGTTTCGATCATCTCGTTTAAGCTCAACGAATGATCCGCGATGACATCGTATCCGTCATTGCCGTACACGAGGAAAACCCATGACATTTTTGGGTTATCGGGATGCACGAAGAACATATGCTCCTCGTCAGTCTGCCGAATTGAGGCCATTACCTCTTTGGTGTCGGTGCAGGTGATCTGTTCTTCGTCGTCGCCGCCATTGTCGATGATGATTTTTGTAAAGCCCCGTTTAAACGCCTCGGTCACGAGTGCCTTGATGATCTGCCGTTCCATTGATTCGATGATGTGCATTGTCATGCTCCGATTGTGATGATTTCGACAGTGCCGTCGAGGACGACATACATTGCCTGTTGACCTGCCAAGATGCCGTACTTTTTCGCGATGTTTTTGATTGTCATTGCCGAGGCTTCCGATATACGTGTCAAGGCCATCGTTGCCGACATTGCCGCTACCGTATAGCGGATCGATGGTTCCTCAAACAACTCGCCTTCGGAATTAACCCAACCGCCTGTTTGTGCCGTTGCAGAATAGCCGTCGAACTGGGCGATCAGTTCACGTTTCAGCCTGTTATGCAGTGTCGCAAGGCAGGTTCCGTCATTGTCATGGGTAGGAAGTACGATTGAATATTCACGCATTGTAATTCTCCGTTGTTTTGATGAAGGTTTCAGTAGTCTTGCGCGGAATTATATTGTTCATTCCACGTCCGCACCCATGACTTGATTGTCTTGATGGCTTGAGCGCGGGTTGGGTTGGCGTGATCTTCGCAGATCAATTCAAGAATGTCGGCATCATCGTAGCATTCCACGATGATCGTCCATCCATATCCTTTGTGGTAATTCTTCTCGCACATCGCCTTGATTTCGTCGATGATTTCTTGATAGTCGATCCGCTTGATGATTGCTTGTGCTTCGCTTTCGATTGTCATTGTCGTCGCTCCTCTCAGAAGTTTGGGTCACCGTAGCCAAGTGCTTCGGCCCTCAGATACATTGCCTTGTTGTATTCTTCTTCCTCGTTGAAGTAATCGTCCTCGTCGTACACACGCTCGATTTCGGCGTCCGATATTGGCACGATCATCTCGAACAGCTTCATTATCAGTTCGCCAAGTGTCGGTGCTTCGAGCGTCAGCAAGGCACTGCAAAAGCGAAGCGTTGCCATCGCTTTGGCATCGTTTGGAAAGTGTGTCAGGACGCCGCAGTCCACGCCGTCGATCAGGATGTCGTAGGCGGGGACGCCGCGCTGAACTTGATTAATTGTCAAAACGTTTTTCATTTTTGTCGCTCCGGTTGAAAAATTGCAGTTGAAAATTGCCAAACGCCGCGCCCTGCCCGACAATCAATCAGGCGGGAGGCGGCAATAAATGTTTCTTGAACCCTTGCTATCGGGGTTGGCTTTCGTGTTGTCCCGATCAGCCTGACAGGCTCGTAAGGTGGGGACTGCAGTGTCCGTCCACGCTTCGCGGGGTTGTTGATGGGCGGGTTCGAAACCCGTTAGGCACTACCAAGCTATCACCCTTGGTTCGACCCCCATTCAAGCCCCGCTCCGACTGTCCGGTTTGACTCCATCCATTGGGATGGTCCTGACAGGGCGTAGGCCCGACCCACTCTTACCGTGGGGATGCACGTTGTTACGCTCGTGAGGCGTAGGCCAGTTCGACTCGGTAACCGCAGTGCCGCAGGTGGGATGGCATCCCTCGACGGTGATAGTCCTCAGCGAGTAGGTCGTTGGGGTGTGTCCCGCCGACGACCAACACCTATCAAGCTTTTTTCCCTGGTGCAAGGGCAAAAAAAACCAATGATTACAATGGGTTACAAATATCTTACGTAAACCAAAACTAAAAGTGTGAGCATTTGCAATGGGTTAGTTGATTATTTGTGGTGAAAGAAAAGTGAAAAAAATAACACTTTTTTTATCTCAATGATTTCAATGGGTTACAGCAAAGTATGTGGCAAATCGGGCAGAACACAAGGAAAAGCCCCAGAAAATCGTCATCCGCATCTTATGCTCAAAGTGAGCACAAGTCCCCGCGTAATTATAATGAGTATATGTTGGAGTAGCATAAGTCATTGATATCATTGATCTTTTTCAGTAATGCCGTGGAGCAGATCGAGTTGAATAGGAAAAACCTAGCAATAACAATGACTTAGTGTTGGAATAAGAATCTATTCCTATAAATTCAGCACTGAAGCCTAAAATAACGACAGTAAATGTGCAACGATTACAATGACTTACATTATCGATTGACTAAGCCATTGAAAACATTGAGCAAAATAACGAATACGATTGTTCAACGATTACAATGACTTAACCGAAAGTAGCATTTACAGCTCGAAGGTTATGCTCGAAGTGAGTAAAACTTTTCATAAGAATACATTCCTATCTGGCGGCACGGCAAGGGCAATGAAGTATAGTTTAGGAATTCTAAGGACAAACAAAACAACGCCAAGTATTGTATAGTATACGCAAATAGTGTTAAGTATTCGCATAGGAAATTAGCACAGTATTTATAGAATAGGTGGATAATGGATAAGCGTAAACACGGTGGAGACAGGAAAAGTATAGTTGGACGGATCGGATTACTACGTTCGGAAGTAGCAGAAACAGCCAGTAAGAGCGAGGCAATACTGTATCTTGCCGCAAAGGAAGAGCGGTTTGCACAAGCAATCGCAAGGGGAAGATCGCAGACTGATGCGGCTATCGATGCGGGTTACGCAGTGTTGTCGGCCCATGTCCAAGGGTCAAGGCTGATGAAGAAGGACAAGATCAAAGCAAGAGTAGTACAGTTGTGCAGTGGTACAAGTGCAACTACTTCAGACGTTAGGGAAGAGCATCTAGCACAGTTGATATCATTAAGGGAAGCCGCGATGTCTAAAGGTCAGATTAGTGCGGCTATCAAAGCAGAGGAGCTGAGAGGGAAAGTATTGGGGTTGTATATTGAGCAGACTGTAACAGCGGATATTACTACCCAGTCGTCACTA